CCTTCAAAGCTTGTTGAATAATGCCAATTGGTTTATCGTCTTTGGTTTTTTCCTCGTGATAGTGACAGAACCACTTCGCATCTTTTTCTTCTGTGTTTATAAGATACACGTGCCCGATATACTCAATACCTTCCGGTTTAAACTCTTCGGGAAACCCGGTTTTAGTCTTAATACCCCATACCTCAACCTTATTTTCAATAGCCGGGTAATGCGAAGATGCAAGACCATCAAGTTCTGGACGCCTCTCTACAAGAATGTTCGACTTTACGAATTGGTAAAAAATATCAGACATTTTTATTTCTTATTTTTTTTATTATTCTTCTTCACTTAGGTCTTCTTCACCATCTTTTAATAACAAAAGTTCTTCGGCAAAAATCTGGTAAAAAGCTACTTTATAAGCTAAAAACCCGAAAAGCGTTGCACCCATATTGAAATCAAAAGGCATATCCACAGAATTCCAATACGATTCCAAAAGTGCGGTTACTACAGGTATCAGCATTCTCTTATTAAGACCCGACGACTTTTCTATATTATCTACATAAGAAGATAAAGAATCAACGTATGCGTAAGACGCCAGTGTTCCTAGTGTAGCCGATAAACCGTCCATGGGATCTTGAAATATAAAATGGTAGGCAGAAACCATAGAGCCATACTTTAGTGTCGAACTCTTAATTTTGTTCTTAATTTCTTCATACTCGGCTAAACTTTCTTTTCTTTTCGTAGGACACGATATTCTTAGAGTTCTAGTGTACGGATTTATTACGGATAACAACATTTAGGATTAAAATATATAAAAGTATACTTTTTAAATAACATATGTATAATAAAATAATAAACACGCTAGGATGGGTAGGGTGTACCAATACTCCAAATATACAAAATTCATATCACTAAAAAAGCCGGAGATACAAGTACGATTTTTTAGTGGATATATGTTAACACTAAAATATTTATATACGAACCAAGAATTCGATTAGATTAATAAAATGATATTTTTTTTAAAAATTCGTTTTCTTTCTTTTCAAAGTCTTCACATCTTTTCTCACACTCGTATAACCTAACTTGTATTTCAGTAAGTTTATCAGTGTGATTAAATTCAACTTTTTTTACAGGTGAAACCGACCATTTAGAACCATACCTTCTTATATATTCAATTTCTTTTTTGTTATTTTTTAATTCTCTCAAAAGCATGTCTCTGTATTGACACGCGTAATTGTTAAATTCTCTACACTCAAATTCCCCGTAACAAAATTCTTCGTACGCGAGTAAACGTATGTGTTCATCTAATTTCCCCCCATTTTTCTCTCCATTTTCTAACCAACGTTTTGAACTTTTTAGTTGGGAATGATGTATCTCCTCTGTACAATCTTTTTTTTCTTGGTGCATCCGGACACACAAGTTCCTTTTCGTTTGCTTTTTCAAAGATAATTCTCTGAACGTCTTCGGGTAAATCGCGAGTCGCTTGAACAAAAGCGAGTTTGTATTCATACGTATGTAATTTTGAGTCGGACATTGCATTTTTAATTTTATTTTATTTTATTTTGTTTTTAAAAATAAAAAATGGTATCTCTAACTTAGGTTTATTTTCTACATTTATAAGGAAAAAGTACTGTATCATTCCAATCAAATTCTAAAACAATATTTTCACCGGCTTCATTCCTTGCATATACAAGTTTAGTGTATGGTTTTTTACGTTTTTCTGGATATTTAAAGTATATGTTATTCTGTGATGAGGATGATGACGAGGACGAGGACGAAGTCTCGTATATTGTATTTCTAATGGGGTTTATCATTCGACAAAAACTCGAATATATGTTATACATGCTTACTATTCGCATAGTTTTTTTATATAATATAATTAGAAGATGGTGTCTCTCCAGGACTTACCAAAAAAAATTCAATACATTGTCATAGAATCCGAATTCGTTAAGGGTACTAATAATTCGTTTTCTATAGACCTTACACTCGAGTCTAATTTACACGTCGAGGAAATATCACAAGTTATAGGTATAAAACCAGTTGACTTTTATGTCACGCAAGTAGGTGATAACGACACGACCGGCAGTACTAACGTTGCTAAATATGTAGACATAATATGCCCGGATGTTCCTAAACGAGCTCAATTACTAAATGAACGTAACGGTCAAATACTCGCGCGTGTACCTTTAGAAAGAAGTTTTACCGGGAGTAATTCTTTCATAATACGTGATAAGCAATGGCGTTCTTTTCAAAGACAAACGAATTATTTCAATCCCATATCTATACAAAAACTACACTTCGAAATGTACGAATCACAAGGTGACGGTGATTATAAAACACTTCAGCCGGATGCATCGTGGTATATGGTTTTAGAAATAACAACCATAGACGTTAAAGAAAAACCTGTAAACAGAGAAGTTCAAATTTTAGAGGCTTTAGGTAAACTTATAGGCAAGATCGACGAACTCAACGTAAACGTTAAGAAACTTCCCGATAAGCACGATATAGAAAAAATGGAAGCCGAAAAGAAGAAAAAATATCCGTTTAGGTATTTAGTCTTATTTATGGCTCTACTATTAGGTGGTTTTTACTTTGTAAAAAATAAATTTATTCCTTCACAACCTTCTTTTTAACAACACGTTTAACCGTTTTCTTTTTTGGAGTTTCTGGTTCTGGAACTGGTTCTGGAGTTGGTTCTGGCTCTGGAGCTGGTGTTGGTTCTGGTTCTGGAGTTGGTTCCGGAGCTGGAGCTGGAGTTGGTTCTGGAGTTGGTTCTGGAGTTGGTTCTGGAGCTGGAGCTGGAGCTGGAGTCTCTTCCTTTGGTGGTTCAATGTAATCGACAATCTGAGTGAGTATACTGTACAGTTTATCGATACGTACTTTAGACCTAGCAAGTTCTTGGGTAATTTGTTCTCTTATAGATTCCATTGCGTAATATATATAAAGGAAATATTATCTTTATACTAAATGTTATTCATAGGACCGACACTTCTGAGTGGTATAGGTCAACATACCAAAAAATACCTCGACATTTTTCCTGATAGCGAGTATATAGAGATACAGGGCGAAATACCGGAGTGTGAAAATGCATTTATATTTGCCTTACCAGTAGAATACTGGTTAAATAAAATACCAGAAATAAAAAAGAAAATTAAAAACATAACGTGTATGACCGTATGTGAAACTGAAACGGTGCACGAAGATTACGGGAAACTCTTCGAACTTTTCGATAAAATAGCAGTTCCAAGTGAATTTTGTAGAAAAATTTTCAAACGACAGTTTCCTGATAAACATTTTTTCGTTATACACGCACACATACCTTACAAAAAACCATACACGTTTTACCACATTGGTAACGTATACGATCCGAGAAAAAACTTTAATAAAATTTTAGAAGCTTTCATACGTTTAAACAAACCAGATAGTAGACTTCTGGTAAAAGCTACGTGTAATCAAGAAGTAAAATTAAATATACCAAACGTCGAAATAATAAACGGCCTGATAAACGACGAGGAAATGGAAAAAATACACGCCATAGGTGATTGTTACGTGAGTTTTTCTTCGTCTGAAGGTGTTGGTATGGGAGCTGTTGAAGCCGCACTAAGAAACAAACCTGTTATAATAACAAAATATGGAGGTGCGACGGAATATATAAGAACACCTTACGCAATAGACTGTGAACTTCAGGAAATACCAAGGGATGATTTCTTATACAAGGAAGGTATGCTTTGGGGTAAACCAAACTACGAGCAACTCTTGAAGTTCATGGAAGACGTTTATACGAAAAATATACGATATTACGAACACCCAAAAACACACATGATAACATCAAAAGAAAACGTTTTAAAAGAATTCCTCATTAACGTAATTGGTGACGAAAACGATCAAACCAGTGAGAATAGCACCGGAAGTGAGTGATCCTTTTTGGGCTATGAGCATTGCGACAATATCGTCGATAAACTTAACGTTCGTGGGTTTCTTTAAAACTTCGGGAACGACTTGGGAAATTAAAAGGTAAAGCGCCATTGAAATTATAACTGGTCTGAGTGTTCCTTGATCTAACATTTTATTATAACAATATTTTTTTAAAATCCGGTTTTACACCTAAACTAAACTTAGAAGATTTACTATTCGTATCGTATGAATGTTTCTTACAAAACCGTCCACACGATGCTTTAAAACTACACTTTTTTCCACTCATAGTTGTAGCTTGACATATATTTGAAACGTGTCTATTTTCAACAACTTTATCAGGAACTTCCTGGAGTATCACTATACTCTTTTTGGTTCTCAAATCGTCGTATTTTTTTCTAGATTCCCTAAGTTTATGAATACTTCTCGCGAACCTTTCACACTTTTCTTCGTGTGTTTTATAAAAGTTCTTAGCTATTTCGAAATCTTTTGTAGAATATTGCATTTTTAAATCTTAATTTATAGTATTTTCCACCTCGACTAAGGTTGCCAATGAACACACATTTATTATCAAGTATGGAAAATAGTAAAATAAATATTCAAATGCATTAATAACTACACATACCATTACTAAACATATCATGCACATAGCGTGTATAACTACCAAATATTTAGCACCAGAATATACACCAATCATACAAATAAAGGAAAATATGGTGTTTATAAGGTTTACTGCGTTTTGTACAAAAATGAAAAAAAATAAGGTAACTAAAAAGAAACACTCATGGACATGTGACATGTATTTAGTAAAAACTTCGTGTACTTCAACTTCCCTATCTACCTCTACACTCGCTTGTTCTATATCAAACGGTTCTGGCCTCTGTTCTTCTGTATTTACACCTATACACACTGTACCGTCTGGTTGTGTTACTTGATTATAATACATAAAAAGATAAAACTTTTAAATTTTATGTATATTAAATGCAAGGGATTTTGTAAAATATGTAACAACCCTTTAAATCCTTACATAAAATCAAATGATTTTGAAATAAGAAAAATAATAAGAAAATACAGGAAAATAAATCCTATTTTTATATGTAATAACGATTGTTTTTATAAATTTTTTGGACTTAAACTTAAAAGAGTTTGTTATTCATGCTTTGTGCGTTTCAAAAAACCGAGTATGGCAAATCTACGCGATAGAGAAATAGGTGCAATAAAAGACCTTCAAGAACATAAACCCTTATCCTTATCTTCTACGGAAATATACACGTGGTTTATAAATTTACAAAATTACGTTAAACGACATTTAAAAAATTGTTTATTATAAGTAGTATGTGTGATACGGACACAGGACCAAACACGGGTTCCATAATTTCTTTAAATGCTATAGGAAAACAAGACACGTATCTTTTGGATAATAATAAAGAAAACTCTCTTTATAACTACGAACAAAAACAACACTCTAATTTTACTAAATTTCATAGGAATTTTAACGTAAACAGACCAAATGATCAAGTTATCAGTGATAACTGGCCTTTTGGCGAGACTATAAAAATTACACTCAACCCAAGAAACATGGGCGATCTACTTTCTAACATGTACCTCTCTATAAATTTACCCGGTTTATCAGGTGGTAGTGAATATTTTGCGGACCAAATAGGAAGACACATTGTTAAGTCAGTAACTATGCGCGTTGACGAATTAGTCGTTGAAAAGTATCACGCAGATTGGGGTATACTATATGACGAATTATATTTAGACGAATCAGAAAAACGAACTAAAAGATATACCATAAACAGAAACTTGGCAGAAGATACATCACTCGAGCTAGGTAATCAACTGTTAGGACAATACAAATCTAAACTACTTATTCCAATACCATTATTTTTTTCGAGAAAGTATGAAAGTGACGAGTATGAAACTAATAAACCAAACCGACCGTATTTTCCCACATGTGCTATACACAAACAAAAAATAATATTCGAGTTTGAGTTTTTTCCAAAAGAATTTTTTACGAACTGTACGGGTGCACTTTCTCTCGAGAGTTTCGATATAATAACAGAGGAAATAACTCTAGATTCGAGTGAACGTACATACCTATCAAATAAGAAACAGACATTCATAACAGATATAGTTAGAAAACACCCAACCACGGAAATCGAGGCTGGTAAACAAGAAACTAAACTCGAACTCGTACCAAACGTACCCGTAAAAACACTTAATTGGTTTTTTAGACGCGAAGAGTTTGAAAATGAAAAAATATCCGAGGTGGTGGTACAACGCTCAAATCAAATCTATTCGCGAACCGTTACAACTTTTCATCAAACTCAGAATACTCAATTACCAATGAATTTTATAATCCAGTAATGACGAGTGCTAAAATATACGTAAACGGTCAAGATATACCAAACATTCAAGATAGTGATCACAAATATTTTAAGTATGTGGTACCATTTTCGAGTAGATTATCCCGACCTTTACGAAATATATACACGTATGCTTTCTCGATGAATCCGATTAATGTGGAACCATCGGGAAGCTTGGACTTTAGTCAAATACAATCAAACAGGACTGTTTTAGACGTTAAAATCAAAGAAGGACTCACGAATAACTATAATCTACACTTGTATTACGTAGGTTATCAAACTTTTGTTTTTGAAAATGGATTCATGAGACTCGCTTACTAAACAATTCGGTCTTGTTTTGTTTTATATAATTTATTATGTTATTTTTTATGCACCATCTGATAAAATTCAACTGCGCCACGGTTGTGTGAATTTCATCATTTGTACCAGGTATAGTATAACTAATTTTAGAAGACCTACAAAAGGGGTCGAATAACTTTTTACTATAGCCATCTAAACTAGACTTATAAGCGCAGTGTACACTAAATATTTTGCCATCACCAGTCTTATATGATAAATTAGTCTTTTTAGAGTAATTCGTAATAAACCATTCAAGGTTACGTAAAGATATACCACTGGATTTGTTTAGTATTTGACTAAGTATAGTTCTATTTTCAGGCACTTTGTAAAATGTATCGATCGAGTTTAATAGTATGTCTGATTTATTCATATTATCTTATACGTTATTCGTTTTTATTTTTTAAGTAAGCTTAATCCCTACCAAAACATCTTTCCCTTCTAAACACTTATCATAATTTTGATCGGAATACGTAGGTGGTGGTAAAACACCACGGGTATATTTAGGTATTTTAGAATTTCTACACGTACCACATTTGTTATCATATTTTTCCATATTGATACATAACTTACTTTGTTTGTTATCCTTATCTATTCGTATAGCTCTACAATAATTAGACTGTGTCTCTAAAGAGTGAAAATATGGTTCAACACGATCAAGTTTTTTATTAGACGATATAGCTATTATAGGTGCAATCTCCTTACGTAAAAAAACATCACTCTTTTTTACTATATCATTGCGTAATATTCTATGTTTCATTTTAATATCGTAATCTTGTGGTTTTTCGACGTTTAAGTGTAAATCCAATGCATCGAACGTGTTTGGACGTTTGAGGCGAGGTGTATCTTCACACATACTTTCTAATATAGATTTCGTTTTCAACGCAATTTCATATCTTACACTCGTGTCTATATATTGTTCTTCCATATCATGAATTCGTTCCGAATTTTTAAGCCTTTTGTTTGAAAAAATCACTTATCTTTCTTTGGTTAGGATCGTCTATAAGTTTCTTTCTTCTGTTTGGTTTAGCTCTCGTTATTAGTTCCCCGAATATTTC